CTCATAAAGTTTCATATTGCCTTATAAATGAGTTCTAAACACCTATTGGATTTTTATTACCAAATTCACAAAATAACTGAAATGGCTAAAAGACGAAAAAAAGACGTTAGTGTTAATATCGACACAAAGAACGTAGACGTTCAAATCGAACGAAAAGACGGTGAACTAACCGCGACTATTGATACCCCAATTATTGACGTACAAATCGAAAAGAAAGAAGGTAAAGTGAAAGTAAAGGTAAAAGCCGACGAATCGTTAGTTAGAAGGTTCAGAAACGCACGTTCACGAACTACCGAATACAAATGATTAAGCGTATTTCTCGCAACGTCCACGAACTCACAACGGATATAGAAAACTTTCAGTTAGCCGTCTTATCGGATATTCACTGGGACAACCCAAAATGCGACAGGGATAAGCTAAAAAGGGATTTAGACTATTGCCTAAAACACGAAATACCCATCTTTATTAACGGCGATTTCTTTTGTTTGATGCAAGGGCGCGGCGACCATCGAAGAAACAAGTCCGATATTAGACCCGAACACAACAACGCGCGGTATTTAGACTCGATTGTCGATACTGCGGTTGAGTGGTGGGAGCCATACGCGCATTTGTTAACGGTTATTGGTTACGGAAACCACGAAACGGCTATTATTAAATTTCAAGAAACAGACCTTTTGGCTCGTTTTGTAGACCTACTCAACTACAAATGCGGCACGAACGTTCAAACGGGCGGTTACGGCGGTTGGTTGGTAATCAAACAAAGGATTGGTAAAGACAATAGGGTTTCACACCGAGTAAAGACAAAAATTAAATACTTCCACGGTTCGGGTGGTGGCGGTATCGTAACCAAAGGCGCAATCAATTTAACCCGTGCGCTCGAAATGTACGAAGACATGGACGTTTTCTGCATGGGTCATATTCATGAGAATTGGGCGCGTAACGATATGCGCGAAAAGTTGGTTCATAATTCGATTACAGGCTATTCAATCCAACAGAAACACGTTCACCACATGATTACGGGAACGTACAAAGACGAATACGTAGACGGTTTCGGGGGTTGGCATATCGAAAGGGGCGCACCCGCAAAGATATTAGGCGGTCGAATACTCAAAATAAACGCTTACCGAACTGCCAAAGAGCGTACAAAAGACATCGATTCTATTAGCTTTCCGCGTTAATTTGTTAAAAAGATAAAAAAAGTTGTTCAAAGATTTGGATAAGTCGTTTCTTATTCTTTATATTTGCGTATAATAAAAAACAAAAGATATGAAAACTTACACTTTAAAACAAATTGAAACGGCATTATCAAATAAAGGGTTTTGCCCTTTTCGTTCTTATGTAGATGGGGTTACATCTTGGATTTATGAGCATGAAAATGGACATTCAACATCTTTTGCTAATGTTGATGAAGATAGATTAACAATTGATGGTTTGCACCCATCAGAATGGTATCAATTAATCAAATCAGATTTGTAATTTTTTTTTTATCGAGGGGCGCGACTCGGTTAACGCGCACTTTTAAAAACTAAAAAAAATGAACGAGCAAACAAAAGCGCAGTTAGTAGCCCTTGGCGCGGGGATTTTAGTAACTATCCTTATAGGATTAATCGAAACTTACTTATGAATTGTCGAGAATGTAAAGGGCGCGGATGGGTTCGAGTACCCGCCGAATGTGGTAAAGCCGCTTCGATGTGCTGCGGTGGATGCGAAAAAGACGAAACTTGTTTTGTATGCGATGGGGTTGGAGAGTTAGATAGAAACGATATGGATTTAGATAGCTTAGAATTGATTGAAATACACGACACCTTATGTAACCATGTCGGAATAGATAAAAAGCTGTTAGAAGCGTTATATGAGCAAATTAACGACATTGAATTAAATAGAAGGTTATTATGAAAACATACCACATTACATTTTACGTTAGTAGGGAAGTCGAAAGCGATACGGGGGTTTTACTTTCGGGAATAACAATAGAAGCAAACGACGTGGAACAAGCGTTAAAAAACTACAAAGCGCGGATGAAAAGCGATAGTTTGCCATTAATAACAGAAATCAAATATATATTAGAAGTATGAAATTAGCAGTAGGATTAGTTTTAACCGTGTTTTTAGGCGGTTTAACGACGGGTAAGGCAACTTACTATGGTCAACATTGGACGGGACGTTTAACGGCGTCTGGTGAAAGATTCCACGCGGACTCTTTAACGTGTGCTCACAAGACTTTACCCTTCGGGACGTTGTTGGAAGTAACCGACGTAAACACGAACCAAAAGTTAACGGTAAAAGTAAACGACCGATTGCCAAAAACCAGCGGGGTTTTAATCGACTTGACTTACGGCACGGCAAAGAAGTTTGGAATGCTCAAAAAGGGGGTTATTCGCGTAACGATTGAAAAGGTAGGATTTAGAAAATGTAAGAAATGAAAACAACACTTGAAATTTTAGAGAACGAAATTCATTGGAAGATTAACAGCGTTCAAGAAGGCGAGGATTACGACGGGCGTATTCATTACGTAATGGCTTTGGAAGGCGTTTTAAGGCAAATTAAAGGACTAAAAGACGAAGAAAAAAGGTTGATAGTTAACGCATTTGAACATGTTGATTTTAACTTAGACGACGGGCAACATTATTTTGAACAAACATTTAAAAAGACGGAACAATGAAAGTAACATACGAATTTAACTTACCCGAAGACCAAGCCGAATTGGACCAGATGCAACAAGCGGACAAATACCATTCGATTATTTGGGACTTCAAACAATATTTAAGAAATAGGGTAAAGTACAACACCGACGATTTAACGCAACCCGAATACGAGTTGTTAGAGGATATTCGGGAGCAGTTTCACCAGTTAATTAATGATCATGGATGCACGGACACTTTCTGAAATATGTAACATAATGGCTGCATTGTGCATCGGTTTAGTAATAGGTTTAATAATAGGATACGAAACATGGAAAGACGAGAAGTAATAGAATTAGTAACGAGGTTGATTGACAAATACGACCTAAAGAACAAAAGTAGGTTTCAAAAGTACACCTATCCACGGTACTATTTATTTGCCGTGCTGAAAAAGAACGCTTATATGCCGTGGGTTGAAATAGCCCGTCTTTTTGAACGCAACCACGCTTCGGTAATCCACGGGTACAATATGCACGAAATCTTTGCCGAAACAAAGGATTTAGGTTACAAATATTTCACGGCTGCGATACGCGACGAAATCAAAATAAGCGAGGAAGAGTTGTTAAGGGACATTACACAAGACGTACTTTCGTGCCGAACCGTTAACCAGTTGAAGCAATTACAAACCAAAGTTAAAATGGGTTATTATGATTAAGAGCAAAATTGAAAAAGGAATGCCTTTCTTAGTGGTTAAGGCGAACGCGTTAGGAAACGAAATTTACTCAATGGTTAGCGTTGGGATGAATTACAAGCATCAACTAACAATAGTAACGAAACCAATAGTAAAGAAACACCACTTCCACGAATTTAGGGAGTGCAAGCATTTGTTTAAAAAAGTCGAGTTTGGCGAAGACGGCTGTATTTACGACTTCAATAACTTTAAGGGAACTGTTGATAAAAGGTTAAAAAAGAACTTTCTTATTTCGTTAAAATAGTTGTATATTGCATGACGATTCGTTCCGACAACATAGAATCGAAAGAACTTATTTGCCCTTTGTAATGAAGTAGACGTCGGAACCTACGGATTTGCAGAGGGCTTTTTATTTAATAAAATTTTAATTATGGTTGAATTAAATTATTACGCAAATGACCTCAGTTTTGATGAGGGGTTATCATTAGTTATTGAACATGTAAATGGTTCTGTATTTTTTGATATTAAGCAGTACGGTGAATTTTACCAAAGAATTTCATTTGATTTAAGTACTGCCAAAGTATTATCTGATGAATTACAGGCGTTGGTATCAAAAATGGAATCAAATGGAAGGTTGGATTAAGTTACACCGCAAGTTTGTCGAATGGCGTTGGTTTGAAAAATCCGACGCTGTTCACTTGTTTATTTATTTGCTCTTAAAAGCGAACCATAAGGATAATTTTTGGCAAGATATTGAAGTAAAAAGAGGTCAATTAATTACGTCTTTTGGTAAGATTTCAGCAGAAACTAAAATTTCAGTTCAATCTGTAAGAACACTACTTCGCAAGTTCGAAGATAGCAAAGAATTAACAAGCAAATCAACAAACAAATTTACCCTCTTAACTATCTGTAATTATGAATGTTACCAAGGTAAAGACGAGGATACTAACATACAAACTAACAATCAACTAACAAACAATCAACAAACAACTAACAATCAACTAACAACAAACAAGAATGATAAGAAAGAAAAGAATGAAAATAATATACCCAATTGGGTTGAATTTTTGGCTTACGCTCAAAGTAAAAAACCGAACGTAGATAAAGACGAACTTTTGCTCAAGTACGAAAGTTGGATTGAGAACGATTGGTGTACTAATTCGAAGGGTAAACAACATAAGATTAAAAATTGGCGTTCTACGCTCTTAAACACCCTTCCTTATCTTAGCATTAAAATCCTTTCAGAAGACGAAATAAGATACAACCACGTAATGAATAATTTATGATACTACCAAAAGGACATTCGACCCAATACCTAACCGACTACAAAGACGGAAAAATACAACTCGGTTTAGGCTTGGATATTTACGCGGATAATTACTTTCTTTTTAAGCGTAAACAAATGAACATAGTGCTTGGGCATGACAACGTAGGAAAGAGTTACTTCATGGAATGGTACTTCCTAGCGTTGGCACTTAAACACGAATTAAAGTTTTGCGTTTACATGGGTGAAAATTCAACGGGTCAAGTTATGCGCGATTTAATCCAAATGAACTACGGGCGACCTTTCAAGGATTTAACCCACCAAGAAATAAGACGCGCGGAAATGAAGTTGGAGTATTTTTTTACATTTGTGGATAATACTAAAATGTACACCCCCGAGCACCTTTTAGGAATTTTTGAAAAGACCGAATGCGACGCGTGTTTTATTGACCCATTTACGGGACTTGACCGAGGATTTAATCACGCGGATAATTACGACTTCCTAAACCGTGCGCGGTTGTTTGCTAACACAACGGGCAAAACGCTTTACATAAGCACCCATCCAACAAGCGAAAGCGGAAGGAGTGGGAACGTATTTACGAAGCCACACGAATGGGAAGGGCATTTAAAAGCCCCTATGAAGGCACATATCGAAGGCGGTAAGCCATTCTTAAACCGATGCGATGATATGCTTGTAATTCACCGCTTAGTAAAACACGAAACGATGAAATACTACACGATGGTAGATGTTGAGAAAATTAAAGACAAGGATACTGGGGGACAACCTACGGAATATGGAGTGCCTTTAATGTTTAAATACAACAACGGTTTAGGATTCTTAAACAGCGAAGTAGACGCGTTACAACCCTATCGAAACACGAAAAAGAATACTAACGAATTACCCTTTTAAAGATGGACGAAATCAGCTTCTTATTAATAAAATTAAATATGCAAACGATAATCGACAGCATGAAGTTAAGCATTGAAGACCTAAGGAAAAGCCCACGACAAGAACAAGCGAAGCCCTACATTGACGGCATGACAAAGCACGTTAAGAATTTACATGAGGCATACGGTTGTTTGATTGGCATGGCGCAACAACTACGCACGGTAAACAAAATGAACTTTAATTATCACCTTGAAAATATGCACCACAAACACGAAATCGAAAAACTGAAAGAGGAAATAAACGAACTAAAGAAATTCTTATGAAATGTAAGCACTGCAAAGAACCATTTAACCCAGTTCGGTTCAACCAAAAGTTCTGTTTAAAAGATGAATGCGTTCGTGTTTGGGTGGAATTCGAAAAGACGAAACAATGGACGAAGCGTAAAGCTAAAATGAAAGCCGAATTAATGACCATTCAAGACTATTTAAAGATAGCCCAACAAGTATTTAACAAGTACATTCGACTAAGGGACAAAGGTAAGCCATGCATAAGTTGCCAAACGACACCTAAAAAGGAAAACGCGGGGCATTATTTTAGTTCGGGAGGACATTCAAACGTTCGCTTTGACGAAGACAACGTACACCTACAATGCGAAGCGTGTAACAGCTTCCTTTCGGGCAATCTAATTGAATACAAGCGGCATTTAAAAACACGAATAGGACACGAAAATTATATTCTATTAAGACAACGTGCTTACGCGCCAAAGAAGTGGGAAATAGACGAATTAAAGGAATTGATTGAGCATTACAAACAAAAAGTAAAAGACTTCAAATGATAAAAAGATACTTAACTGACGAGCAAATTTTGGAGGCTAAAAGACTTTATACTTTTAAAAAGCTAAATAATTCGATTACGGAGGGCGGAAGCCAAATTTACGGGGCTTTAGGTGAAGTTATGGTTATGAACTTTCTACAATCTTATAGTGAAAAGGTGCAATATGTAGGGAGTTTTGACTTTGATATTGAAATAAACGGAAAGAAAATAGACGTTAAAACATTCAAAACCGACAAAGAACCAACAAAGGATTTCAACGTTAACATAAGTGCTTATAACATTACACAACAAACCGATTTTTATTTGTGGTGCAGCGTTTCCGAAAGCATGAAATACGGCTACATTATCGGCTACTTAGAAAAAGACGAATTTTACAAGATAGCACAACTTAAGAAGAAAGGAGAAATCGACCGCGGTAACTGGGTATTTAAAAGCGATACGTACACAACCAAAATAAAAAATGTTAAAACGTTTGATATTGACAAATAATACTTATATTTGCGTATAAACATTAAAAGAAAGAGCAATGAAAAAACGAAAAATGACCTTTGAAATTACCTACGTTAACGGACAAGGTAGAACGCTAAAACACAAAGCTAAAGCAAATAATTCTAAGGAATTAATCGACGCGCTCAACCCTACAAGCGTGTTGAAAGTTGAAATGTATTATTAATCTAAAAATAGGAATAATGAGAAAAAAAGAGCAAACCGAAAGTTTTGAGGATGCAATCCCGAAGCCTTCAAACATCTACATTAAGTTGTGGAAAGCAAAGCACGAAATCGGTAAAATCGTTAAAGGAAACGACAACCCGTTTTTTAAAAGCAAATACGCCGATTTAAACACCATTTTAGAAGCGTGTGAACCTATCCTACTAAAATACGATTTAATACTCTTACAGCCCGTTAAAGGTACATCTGTCGTTACTCAGATAATCGACATTGACAACGGGGAAACAATCGAAAGCTATTTGGACTTACCAAACATAGTTGACCCGCAGAAAATGATAGCAGCGGTTACGTACTATCGTCGCGCATCACTACAAAGCCTTCTAAGTTTACAAGCGGTTGACGACGACGGAAACACGGCAAAAGACGGAAGTAAGCAAACGTTAACCAACGAACGCTTTCAGAACGCAATTAAAGCTATTAATGACGGTAAGTTTGACGTTAAGGTTCTTCGCGAGAAATACCACATTACACCAGAACAGCACGAAATACTTTTGGAGTTATGAAAATAAGATGCAGCGCAATAGGTAAGATAATGACTAACCCCCGCACCAAGGGGGAAAGTCTTTCAGCAACGGCAAAAACGCACGTACAAGAACGTTACTTAGAACTTGAATACGGTATTTATAAGGAGTTTTGGAGTCGGTACACCGACAAAGGTAACATGGTCGAAGACGAAGCCATTTTAATGTGCGAATCGCTTTGGGAAGGAATGTTCTTAGAAAAAAACGAACTCAAGTTTTCCAACGATTATTTAACTGGCGTTCCCGACGTAATTACGGACGACTTTATTTTAGACACCAAATGCAGTTATTCCGCGCATTCGTTCCCGTTCTTTGATAGCGAACTACCGAACAAGGATTACTTTTTTCAGATGCAAGGCTACCTTGAACTAACGGGAAAGACGGATGCTTACGTTGTTTATTGCTTAATTAACACACCAGAAGAACACGTACAGGATGAAATTAGACGAGAAAGTTGGAAACGAAAAGAGATTTCTATTAGCGAAGAAGTTGAGGAATTTGTTAGGGCTGCTCATACTTTCGATAATATACCGAAAGAGCGACGAATGAAGGTGTTTCACATACAAAAAGACGAAGCGGTAATTGAACAGATTTACCAACGGATCGAACTATGTAGGGAGTATTATTTAACTTTGCATTCAATATGAAATACCAGTTTCAATCCACAGGAAACGAAATAGCGGATAAAGTTATTAAGGAATTCGATAAACAAATTAGAATCGAATACAAAGCCGCTAAAGGTAATAAAGACCTATGTCCTTCTTATTGGTATAAATTGCTTTTTTTAGATACTAAAGACTTAGATATTTTTGAATGGAGAGAAATAAGAACAGAAGAATATTGGGAAAATAAAAAAAACCTTAACGAAATAGACGGTATAAAATACACGCTTAAATGCGTAATTAATTACAAAAG